AGAGATAAAAAACAATCAGTGAAGGAGAAAAGGAAAATGAAAACAAGAACATTTGTAGAGGTTATAAAAAAAGATGAGGAACATGTAGTTGCTAAAACAAAAACAGATTTTGGTGTTGTTGATATTAAAAGAACATTCAGAAAGCATACAAAGGAAATCAGGGAATTAAAGAAACAGGGCATCTATTGTTTTGAAATACAGGGCATTTTATATTGGTACACATTCAATGAACTCGGATTCGGAACACAGTATAAAGAACCAGAGAACTTCCGAGCAGAAGATAGAACAACAGATGAACTTCGCAGAGCAGGAAGGAAAAACAAAACAGTTGTTGATGGTAGCGTAGAATTAAGAATACCAGAGGTTAAGAAGGAACAGAAGGAAATCAAAAAGGAAGAACCAAAAGAGGATTGGAACAAAGAAGTAAAACACAGCAAGTTTGAAATGATTAAGGCTTGCATCGAAAATGACATTCCAGTGTATCTGGCTGGACCAGCAGGAAGTGGAAAGAACTACACATTGGAACAAATCAGTTGGGAACTTGGTTTAGAGTTTTACTTTACAAACAGTGTTCAGCAGGAATACAAACTGACAGGTTTCATTGATGCAGGTGGCGTATACCATGAAACAGAGTTCTACAAGGCATTCAAAAACGGAGGAATCTTTTTCCTTGACGAAATGGATGCAAGTATTCCAGAAGTTCTGGTTTTACTCAATGCGGCAATCGCAAACAGATACTTTGAATTTCCAAATGGTAAAATCAAAGCACATAAGAACTTCCGAGTTGTTGCGGCAGGAAATACAGTTGGAAGTGGTGCAGATGAAATGTACACAGGACGTTTGGTATTAGACCAAGCAACTCTGGACAGATTCGCAATCATTGATTTTGGTTATGACAGAAACATTGAAATGCACATTGCAAAAGGAAACAAAGAACTTGTTGATTTTGTAGAATCAATCAGAACAGAAGCAGAAACAAATGGGATTCGGGCAACATTCAGTTATCGTTGTATTGGGATGGTAACAAAGTTAGAAAGAACAGGACTTGAATTAAAGAACATCCTTGCAATCGCAGTATTTAAAGGAATGGAGAAAGATACTATTAACAATTTCAGATTGTACACGCTGAATAATAAATACAAAACAGCACTGAATGAATTACAGAGGGTAGCCTAATGGGGATACCTGTTCTGTTATCTGGAACAAAACAAAATTGAAAAAGTTTTACAAAATGTGTTGACTTATTCCTATACTTGTGTTACTATATAATCAAGTTAAGGGAAAACAATTATTGAAGGAGGAAAACAAAATGACAACAGCAGAAAAGAAAGCAAAGAAATCTTATGAACAGGATTTAATCAAACAGGGTGTTGATAAAGAAACAGCAGAAGTTATGGCAATGGTATTTGTAGAATATGGAATTATAAAGCCAGTTGTTGGTTAGAAATGAGGTGCAAAGCCATGTACAAATTCCCCGTATATTGGACAGACAAACTAAAGATTGATTTTCTACAACGTGTAATATTGATACATAGTTATCTGTATTATGAAGCAGATAACAGTGTGTGGAGTGATAAACAGTATGATGAAGTTGCAAAACAACTTACCAACATACAGAAGGAACATACAACAAAGTGGATAAAGAACACAACACAATATGGTTATTGTTTTTATGACTTTGATGGAACAACAGGGTTTGACCTCTGGGGTAGGTTGAGTATGAAAGACAAACAAATGATACAGAGCATAGCAGAGAGGATGTTAAAACAATGAAAGCAGATTTTGAAAAAGGAACAAAAATATGCAGTAGATGTAAAAGGAACTGCCAATAAGTGAGTTTTGCAAAGATAAAACAAGAAAAGATGGAGTTTATTGTTATTGTAAAAAGTGTGGGACAAATAGAATGTGTGTTTATGCAAAAAGTGAAAAAGGGAAAAGAAGGATAAAAGAATACAATAACCTTGAGTATGTAAAAGAAAAAAGAAGAAAACGAGATAACAAGAGACAAAATACATTTAACGGAACTGAAAGAAGTTGTAGAGGAAAAAGTCACATTGTAAAAAGAGATTATGAATTGACGGAAGAACAATTACAAAAAAGAGAAAGACAAAGAAAAGGGCATAAGACAAGAAATAAAAAAGAAAGTGTTCATGGTATTCTTGTGTGGTATGATGGACAATTAAATAATTTAGATAAAAAAGAATATAAAAAAGCAATGGACAGAGAATATAGCAGGCAAAGAAGGTGTGCAGTTTGTGGAAGTGTTGGAGTGAAACAACCATCAAAACATTTTATTTTCGATTTTGATTTAGAACAAATGTTGAAAGATAAAGCATGTTATGGAAGTGGAGATAGTAAAATACAAATTACAAAATGGTGGGATGGAACAATCAGACATTGGACAGTAAATGATGGTATATGGAAGAATAAGGGGTGATAGAAAGTGTCCATAAAAGAATGCATTGATAGTTATTCTTTCCGAGTGAGCGAACAGGAAACAATGTTCCGAGACTTGTTCGGAAGGGAAGAATTAAAAGAAGCAAGAAAAAGGTACTATGCAGAACATCATGGTGTCATAGATTACCTTACATATCTAAAACGTGAAACAGAAAGGAAGTTGAGGGAACAAGATGGTGATTAGAAAACAATACAACATCGGACAGTTAGCGGAACAGTTACAGACAGAGATTGAAAAGTCAGTGAAATGTGGTAGCGTAGTAATGGTAGATGTCATAACAGCAAACAATATTCTGGATGTTTTGAATGAAACAAACAGAAGGGAACAGAAACATCAGACATTAGAAAGCGCATTGACCTTCATTGAGAAGGAGGACGGAACGCAGACAAACTTAATGGAAGAACATAACAAAAAACCAGAATGTTTTGGAAGGTATAAAAAGAATGACAACTGGGAGATTTGCGAGGAATGTCCATACGAGATGCAGTGTTACATGAGAAAGGAAGAAACAGAGGGCAAAACAAATGAATAAGCGTTCTACCAAGTTTTATCGGAAAAATGAAGCAGAGGTTATGAAACGGTTAGGATTTAAGCCAACAAAGAACAGTGGAGCCGGATGGATTGAAAAGTGTGATGGACAGAGTGAATTGTTTATCTGTGAGTTAAAATCTACAGATAAAGAAAGTTACACACTAAAACAAAAAACATTACAGGAGCTAGAGTATCATGCTTGCGTAGCTCATAAGACACCAATATTCGCTTTACAATTCTTGAATCGTGATGAAGTCTGGGTAGCAATCACAGAAGAAGAGTTCAAAGAGTTTATCGAGTTTAAAAAACAAAAGCAATTAGAAAAACATTTATCTCCATTATTAGAACAAGAAGAATATTTTGATTTTGGTGTTGACAACGAAGATGATACCTGTTATAATATGACTGTAAGCAGTAGGAACGCAGGAAAGTCTTATCTTGCTAGACAGGCTTACATGAAACAAAGGGAGAAGGAAAGAACAGAACAAGAACAAGAGTTCAAACAAAGAATGAAGGAGAAAAACAGAGAAAGGAGAAAACAGGTTGGAAAAGAAGTTTAAACAGAAAAGCATTGCAACCTTTGAAGGGTTAAGCATTGGAAAGAACAAAACTGTACAGTTAAAGTTCAAACTCCGATATGACGAAATCCTAACAAGTGTAGAATTGTTACAGGGGTTAAACAATGACATTACGGTTCATGCAAAAACAGCAACAGGAAATCCAATGAGCTTAGGAATCTTCACAATCGGTGCAGTGAACTTTGACAAAGATGGAAACGCAACCATTCCATTCAAGTCCTTAGTGGACAATGTGAACTTAGACAACATTTGTATGTTGGTAGATGAGGACTACATCCAGTTACGATTCCAAGCAATCATTGAACTCCCAGACTATAGCGAAGAAGGGGGTGCAGGAGAATGGGAAGATTAACGTACAAAGAACTGTCAAAACAGAGGTTCAAGGAACAGCGCAATGTTGTGATTTCAGAAGCATTTGACAGAGACAACAATCCTCTTGGGTATTCCATTGCGGAACAGTTGGTAACAGAAGAAGATGGGAAGGAAATCAAAGTGTTCCTTAAAGGAGGACTTGGCATTGTGGACGAAAAGGGTTTGTTACAGTTAAAAGAAGTAGTTGACAATGCTTGTATCAAGTTAGGATTGATTACCGTTTGCGATTGTGAATGTTGCGAAGGGGAAAAATAAAAAGAAAAAAGTTACAAAAACGTGTTGACACACAGAACAAGATGTGTTAAGATAAGAGTATCAAAGGAAGGGAAATAAAAATCCTTCTGGTGATAAACAAACAAAGAACAGCAAGAGAAGAAGGAAAGAACAAACAAGAGAAACAAAGAATCAAATTAAAAAGAAAAGGAGAAAAACAAAATGGCAAAAAATTGGATGGCGTATGAAGCCGCAGAAGCAATCATGGGTAACAACGTAGAGGAAATCGCAGAGGTAGGTAGCAGATACCCACTGTTCACAAGAACCGTATCAATGGCAAACAGCGGATATGTTCTTGACCTTCTGAAAGCAGTCCCGAAGGTAACAGCAAGAGTTGTGGAAACAGGTCTGAAAGACATTGATGATGTGGAAACAGAAGTGGAAGATGCAGAAGAGAAAGACGAAGCACAGAAGAAATCAGCAAAGAAGGAAACAAAGACAACACAGAAGCCGAAGTCAAAGCAGGCAGTTGAGGAAGAGGACGAAGCAGACGAAGATGATTATGAGAATATGACATCAAAGGCGCTGTACAAACTGTGCTGTGACAGAGGTATTTCCTCACAGTGCAAGAAGCGTGATAAAGCATCCCTTATCGCAGTTCTGAAAGCGAATGACGGAACAGCAAATGAGGATGAGGATGATTGGGGAGACGAGGACGAGGAAGAAACAGACCCGTATGCAGGAAAGTCTGCAAAAGAACTGTTCAAGATGTGTTTCGACAGAGGAATCAAAACAAAGCAGAAACGGTCCGCAGATGCTTATGTGAAACTTCTGAAAAAGGCAGACGAAGCAGAAGCCGAAACAGAGGATGAAGAGGACGACGATGATTGGGAAATCTAATCTGACATAACATAACAAAATAATGAAATGATAACAAAGGCAGGGAGGTAGGAACAATGCTTCTCTGCCTTTCTTTATGGATTGGAGGATTGAACATTGAAAACAGAAGACATCATCATGTTAGATTGCAAGAAGGAAGGAAACAGAGAGTTAATAAACAAGTTTCTTTGGAAAGTAAAACCATGTGCTAAAATTCTGGAAAAGAACCATTACACAAGAACAGAGATAGCACCGATTGAGTTATTAGAACAGGTGTTGCATGGGTTGTGTGAACGATACCCATATAAATTGCAACAGATATGGACATACAGCGAAGAAAAGAAATTTAAGTTTTACCACATGGGAGTTATTCATATAACGGACAGTCGTGAGTGGATAGGAGATGTAAATGGTGTAACATTATGGGAAGTTGTTGCAAAGGCAATTATCAAGATTTATGCGGATTTGAAGAAGGAGAAAACAGAACAATGAAACAAATAATTTTCTATACAGATGGTGCTTGCAGTGGAAACCCCGGAGAGGGTGGTTGGGCGTATGTAGAAGTTGTTCCATGTAGCAATGGAATAAAAACAAATGTGGTAACAGGAAATAAAAAACAGACGACAAACAATGAGATGGAACTGACAGCAGTGTATATGGCGTTAGTAAAAGCCTTGAAGAGCAAAGCAAAACAGGTCACAGTATATTGCGACAGTGCTTATGTTGTGAACGCTATTACAAAAGGGTGGTTACAGAACTGGCATAACAATGGTTGGGTAACGAAAGAAGGAAAGCCTATAAAAAACAAACATATATGGGAAAAGATGTACTTGCTTGTATATGAAAAGAAGATGAACATAATAATGGTAAAGGTCAAAGGACACAAGGGCGACCCCTTAAATGAACTTGCAGACAAAAGTGCAGTAGAAGCAAAACAAAGAATCATGGAGGGGTAAGGCAATGTTGATAGCAGAGAAGATATTGGAGAAAGATTTTCAAGGGAAAACAACAAAAGAAGCATATTTGAATTGTTGCAAATGGTTGTCTACAAATGTAATTGCTGTGAACAATTCAGAACATATTACATATAGAACAGAGAAGATTAAAACAGACGATTGGAACAGAACAGTAAGGTTGACGTTATATGTAACAGCAGATGAAAAAGAAATATGCGAACGGAATTGTAATATCTGTAAAGAAGTGGCAGGCAGTTTCTTTATGACGCAAAACAAATATATGTGTGAGGTATGTAAAGTACCACCATACAGAAGGAGATTGAAAGACAAATTACATTTAATAAAAGAAGGATTGAAAGGAAAGATATTATAATGAGGAAGAGTAAGACAAGAAAGAGAAAGGGAAACAGCATACTTGTTGTGTTGTTACAAACATTAAGTGAACTGTTGGCAACCTTTAAATACGGACTAATTGAGGAATTAGATAAGGTTGCGGTAGTATTACAGATATTGATACCGATTGTAATTGCTAGGACGGATTTAAGCACTCCTAAGATGTTGATTGTATCGTGTGTTCTGGTGGTATGTGTAAAGTACATTCGGGAAGTAGGGTACAAACTAAACCATGTAACAGAGAGAGGTTTTCCGATTCCATTACAGAGGTTTACGGACAGAGACGAGAATGGGTTCATTAGCATAAAGGAAGAAGAAACACAAGAAGCAATGCTTTATTTGTGTGATGTAGAGGACTATTTAAAAAGCAAAGGTTGGTTATAGTGTATGAGTTGTGCACCATGCAAGGGATGTGGGAGAAGGACAGTAAAATGCCATGCAGAATGTGAGGAATACAGAAAGTTCCAAGAAGAAAATGAGAGGATAAAGGGAAACAGGAAGAAGGACACCATCAGCCGTTCTACCATATTCAGAGTAAATTATCACAGTTAAGTGTTGACAATCCAAACAAACTCTGTTATAATAGAATCAAAAGAAGGAGTTGTGTTTGGATTGACACAAGTAAGTGGTAGCCTTAAATGGAAATGCCTACCAATAAAATAAATTATCACGTTGCCGCTGTGGTAGCCATATATTAGTCGTGGTACAAGAAAATGTGTAAGTATATCCGTTTGATGTAATCGAGAAACATCATGTAACTTGTAAACATATTGATTCATAAACTAAATATTGTAATTGATTCAAGCGGCAACGTGATTCATTATATAGAGACAGTAACAGACAAGGGCAACCTTGTCTTGTTGTGTATTTAGAGAACAAATAATAAAACAAAAGGAGGATAAAACAGAATATGGGAAGAAGGAAAGGTAGAGAGGTAAAAGAAGCGAGTGAGAATCTAATACCACTGAATGAGAGAACGCCAGAAGAACGAAAACGGATAGCAATGATGGGAGTTGAAGCAAGAAGGAAGAAGAAGGAACAAAACATGGCGTTACAGAATTGCATGCGTCAATTGTTGGAGATGAAAACAAACAGCGATAAAAAGAAACAAGTGTTGCGTTCCTTTGGGTTTACAGATGAAGAACTTACGAACCGTTCTTTGTTGATGGTTGCATTGTTTCAAAAAGGTTTGACTGGTGATGTTTCTGCAATCAAAGAAATCACAGACATGATGGACAAATTAGATATGTTTGAAAACACAGGAAAAATAACAAGTAATGTAACAATCAATCTGGTAGCCACAGGAGAAACTTACCAACCAAATGAAGCAGATGAACAGGAAATCTGGGATGCAGAAAACGGAACAGATTGGATGGAAGAAAATGAAGATGATGAAGATTGGGGCAATGATATCTATGAAGGGTAGCGGCAGGAAAGCGTCTAGTATAGGTATTTTGGGAGAAAATAACCCCACCCTAAGAAGTAATCACCTTAATATAGAAAATGGCTTAGAAGGGCAAATAAACGGATTACAGAGGTTATCTGTTTTAGAGTGGATAAAGAAACACACAGAACAAAACGAATTATTTTTCAAGAACATATTGACAAACATATCAGAACATGATATAATTCAAGTATAAAAGGAGTTAGAACATGAGCAGAGCAGAGTTAAGAAGGGAACAAAGGGAGAAGAAGAAAGACAACAGAACCTATACTTTGACAGCAAGGGAGTTGGAACAGTTAGAACAAAGAATCAGAAAGGAAGAACAACAGAAAGCAAAACAGGTGATTCTGGATAAGACAAATGTTTTAGCAGAACAAATACTAACAATGATGTTGGTAATTCCAACAAATGTGTTGGTGTCTGATTATTGGCAGAAGTCGGCAAAGAAACGTATACCAAAGTTTGTAGATGATTGTATGAGCCTATATGAAGCATTTACAAGTGGTGTGGTGAAGATGTCCGAAATGGCAGCACTGACAGAAGAATATGCAGGAATCAAGTTAGTGCAGGATGAACAGTTTTCCATGTTTGCAGAAAAGGTGGGAGAACATGAAAAGTAAATTACATAAGGACATAGACAGTTATGTAAGAAAGTATGCAAAGAAGCATAACATAACAAAAGAACAAGCACTAACACATGAACGAGTGCAGAATGTGATTGCATGGTTAAGGTTAAGGGAAGGAGAACAGGAGAATGATAAAACAGAAAGTGGAACAATACAACCTTGATGTGGTTGATTTGGGAAAGGAATTAGAAGCAGAGTTTGAAGCAGGGTGCAGTGTGGTTAGTATGATTTCTGTTACAGACAGATATGATATACCAATTAAAGGGTTATCACAGACACATATCGTATATGTTGTATATGAGTATGAAGAAACCATAAACTATCCTAAGATGTATTCTATTAGTAGTGGTATTGCATTGCTGAAAAACAAAGATGTGAAGATTTACAGAACATTGATGTTTGAGCATGTAAGGGGAAGAAGGGATGAAAACGTATATTATACCTATCTGCCGAATGAAAGAACAAAAGAGTACAAAGACATCATGGAGTATTGTTATTTGAATAACATAACACTGTTTGAGATGAAAGCAAATGGAAACTGATGCAGAATTAAAACAAATACAGATAGATAAATGTATAATAGAACAAGCAGAACAGTTTGGATTAGAAAACAGAATGATACAATGCACAGAAGAAGCAGGAGAATTAATACAAGCGTTGTGTAAGTATCAGAGAATCCAACAGGGAGATAAAACCTGCCAGACAGATATGATTCATGCAGAATATATGATAGCAGAAGAAATGGCAGACATAGAAATCTGTATTGAACAATTAAAGTATTTGTTAGGAAATTCAAAACAGATAGAACAAATCAAAGAAGAAAAAATACATAGAACAGAACATCGTTTATTGTTTGGGAACATAGAAGAACAGAATACAGTTTGCAAACGAAAAGAAAGGAAATGATTAAAAATTGTTTAAACCAGTAATTAAATGGAGTGGAAGTAAAAGAAGTCAGGTTAATGAAATTCTAAAATATTTCCCAAAAGAAATTTGCACATACTATGAGCCGTTTTGTGGAGGTGCATCAGTATTAAGAGGTTTGATTGATAGTGATATTAAAGTAAATAGTTATGTTTGCAGTGATATTTCAAAACCTTTAATTGATTTATGGAATGCCAAGATGGAATAGCAAGGGTGAATTTAATACACCTGTTCATAATGGTAGGGATGGTATTAAACCAGAAACATTTAGAAAAATATGTTATGAGTGGAGCAAATTGTTAAATGATAACAATGTTCAATTTATAAATCAATCATATGAAAATATAACAATTAATGATAATGACTTTGCTTATCTTGACCCACCTTATGCAAATACAAAAGGTATGTATTATGGTTGTATTGATTATGAAAAGTTTTGGAATTGGCTGAGAAAATGTTCTGGTAATTATCTATTATCATTTGATGGCAAAACTAATAATAGAGGTGATAGCACATATGATGTTCCAAAAGATATTTATTCTGAACACAAATACATATGTAATGGAAATAGTAATTTCAGAAGGTTAAATGGAACATCAAATAATACGATTGTTTATGAAAGTTTATATCTGAAATAGAGAATACAAATAGTATATCAGAAGTATACAAAGAACAATAGAACATAACATATCATTTAGAACAAAGACAGAACAAAGAACATAGAAAGGAATATAAAACAATGGGAAAAGCAATAAATAAAAAAGATGTAGAACTCAATATTGTTTACAGGAATATCAAAGAACTAAAACCATATAAGAAGAACGCAAAGAAGCACCCAAAAGAACAGGTTGAACGAATAGCAAACAGTATTAAAGAGTTTGGTTTTACACAGCCAGTAATTGTAGACAAAAACAATGAAGTAGTAGCCGGACATGGTAGAATCTTAGGAGCAAAGAAAGCAGGACTAAAAAGTGTACCAACTGTATGTTTAGAAGAACTAACAGAAGAACAGATAAAAGCATATAGGCTAGTAGATAACAAATTAAATGAAAGTGAATGGGACTATAATTTATTGGATGAAGAACTGGAAAACCTAACAGAAGATATAGACATGGAAGTGTTCGGATTTAGTATTGATGCACTGGAAGATGAAACAATAGAAGTTGAACCAGATGTACCATTCACAGAGATACTGAATGAAGAGAACAATTACATTGTGTTGAAGTTCAATAACAAGATTGATTGGCTCAATGCTATGGGATTGTTTGGAATCGAGAAAGCAAAGGCGTACCCAACAAGGAAGGAAGGGAACAAGAAGTCATTCGGTATGCGAGCAGGAGTGGGAAGGGTGCTAGACGGACAGAAAGCGTTAGAAAGGGTGCAAGGTAATGAAGTATAAGGGAAAAGAAATAATCGTTGCTTGTCCGTCTTATAAGCGTTATAAGGTGGAGACATTAAGTTATATTCCTTTCTGTAAAGTTTATGTTGCACCAGAAGAGTACGAAGCATATCTGGATTTCAACCCGAAACATACAGAAAATATTGTGAAGTGTCCGAAAGGGGTGCAAGGGAATCTGTGCAGAGTTCGTAACTATATCCTTGACACAGAGTTTGAAAATGGTGCAGACATTGTGTTATTGATTGATGATGATTTACGAGCAATCGAACATTTTGAAATGTCAGAGGATGGAACATACGCATACGAAAAAGTCAAAGTAAAATCAGATGAACTACTGGACTTTATATATAGATATTCTCTACTATGTTATGATTGGGGTTTTCGCTTTTGGGGATTGAATTGTAACAGCGATACAATGTCCTATCGGCAGTATTCCCCATTCAGCACTACATCCTATATAGGTGGTCCGTTCCAGTGTTTCTTAAAGGGGAACGAATTAAGGTATGATGAAAGACTTCCGTTAAAAGAAGATTATGACATGACCTTACAGAACATGAACCTGTATAGAGGGGCATTGAGGTTAAATAAATACCATTATGTTTGTAGACAGTCAGAACAAAAGGGCGGTTGTGCTATGTATCGTAATATGGAACGTGAGAAAGAACAGTTTGAATTGTTAAGACAGAA